TTCTCCCGTTGCGTCTTGTAGTTCTCACATTTCTTAAGCACGTCCACCATGATTGGCTTCATGCGTTTCTTCGAGCGTCCGTAAAGTAATGTGTATAGTGTTGCCATATCAAATCTTTTCAGCTTCCACTTCGAGTATTTCCACCGAGAAAAGCCCACTGCCTTTTTCTTGAGGGAATATATGAGCCGTCTCAAGGGTTTGTAAAAACAAACGTTTGACGTTCTTCCTCGCTTGGTCGGAGTCCTGCACCGTTGTCCCCGTCACAAACTTGGCCGTGATTGTTACTTCGTTAATCATATGTTTATCCTATTGACCAACCTATCGTGCCTTGGGACCATGAAGGTTTGTTCATCTTCACCCAATGCCCCTCTTGCCCATCAAGGTGCTGCCACTCGTACCACAACTCGCCTTTGTTTGGGTCGTCAAGGTCTGCACTAGAGATTCGCCCATAAATGCCGTAGGCTACTTCTTCAATGACGAGATAATTATACAAACACTCGCACATTTCACCTTCATTTCTGTCCACCGCCCCTTGGGCAGTTTCCAAGGACGGGAAGTGACCAAAAGTATGCGTACACTTGTACGGTTTATCATACCGCTTCTCTTTGTCCTCGGGATAGTAGGCAATGGCTGTAACAAAGAAACTCATTAGTATCCTTTATCCTCAGTTGTCCCGTCACGCTCGAAAATGGCAACCCAATATACCAATCCAGTATCAGTGTCAATCATGCCATAATCTTGGAGAGCGAAGCTTGATTGCATGTCGGGTTCCCCGAGAGGATGGAAGATAGGACAGCCTGTGCCGCCGATTCGGCTGAACACAGCCAACTCCGCTTCCTTCTTACCCTTATGGTAGAGCCGATACACCCCGCCGGGGACCAGAGACTCTTTCGGCACTGTCTGTTGTAACGTTCTCATTTGTCTTTCTTCTTCGGCTTTGGTTTGCCGTATTCGCACTCGTCGCATACGCACATTGGCTCACCGCTCGGGACTTTCCACGCAAGGATAGTCCAATGGGATTGAGCTATATCCTTCGCATCGGCGAAGGTGGCTTTCTTCCCGCATTCGTCACATTTTACTGAGAACTTTTTCACTTTTATCTGACGTTTTATTCTATGATGCTCTATTTATACCATATGGACACCACTTTGTCAACAGCAAACGAAAGGAAATCGGTATGGGAAGACACAGGCTTAATCGAACCCGAGACGAATTGCTCGGGCAGCAGAGAATTCGGGCAAAACGCTATTACGAGAAACACCGAGAACGACTCAACAAGAGGTCTATGCAGCGATATTGGGAAAGTAAGCGGCATTTACAAGATAATCAACAAGGTTAATGGAAAGTATTACGTCGGAAGCAGTACCGACATTAAAACAAGATGGAATAATCATATGAAAGAGTTACGACGAAAATCACATGATAATAAACATATGGAAAGAGCGTGGCATAAATATGGAAGCGACAACTTTCAGTTTGTTATCATAGAAAGAGTTCCGCCAGAACAACTCATCTTGGCGGAACAGAAACATCTTGACATATGTAAAGCATATCCCAAGACCAGTTACAACATGGCATATGATGCCATTGCTCCAAACCGAGGACGCCAAATATCTCCAGAAACCAGATTGAAGTTGAGTATTTCGCATATGGGTATAAAGCATACTTCCGAGTCCAAACTAAAAATAAGTAACTCTCGGATTGGAGCGTTGAACCCATTTTATGGCATCGGACCACGGAAAGCAATTGTGGCGGGTCAGTTGAAAAGACAGCGACCCATTGCTTTGGTAGATGCTACAGGAAACATTTTGGAAACGTTTCCATCTATTAAAACCGCCTCCCAAAAACTTCATCTTCCCAATGGAGCCATTTATAGAGTATGCTCGGGAGAATATAGACAAACACACGGATTATTTTTCAAGTTCTGCCATTGACAAATAGCGCAGATGTGTTATATTGTCGCCATGATGAAATTCCTGAAATGGGTAGGCGAGTGGATGTTTGTCATCTTCATCCTTATCCCGCTTCTTCTTGTGTCCCTCTGTCTATGGAGAAAAGAAATGGAAGACAATGATTGAACTGAGTAAAATTCGCACCATGAAAACCCTTGAGGCAATGCAGAAGCCGCTCAAGGAGTTCGTTACTTTTGACAAGCCCACAATGCTCTCGGTCTATGCCGAAGAGTTTGGATGGGGAGAAGAAGACTATGAGGCTGACTTGGAGCAAGCCAACTACATGCTTGAACAGGTGGAACGCCGCATGAAGAGCCTCGGGCACCATTTGGCTAAGGGGGATAAGAATGAACACCAATCACCCGTGCCCCCCGCAGTGACGGAATCCGTTTCGACAACTGCTTAACGAATTCGCCATCTTCGTTCTTCTCCTTGGGAGGGGCAAGGCACCCTTCATAGATATTCTTACTGTTCAGGTCATAGTGAAACGACTTGTCGAAGATGCCTTCTTTACGAACACGAGCAAGGTACTTTCTCACTGTATCTGCCGTACCGCCTTCTTTTACCATTCGCTCTTGCCCAAAGGTACAAGCAAGCAGAAAGTCGGACTTGGCTACAAGAGCATTACGAGCATGGAACCCCTTAAGGACAGGAATCAACTCGGCCCCGTGGGCTTTGGCGATTAGTATATCAGAGAGTCCATTGACCCCGGTGCTATTCTGGAAAAGTTTATGATAGTGATTCGCCGTGCCGCCTGCATTCTCCCACGCATCCTTGCTGCCATTGTCATGGTAGGAACCATCTTCAAATGCCGCAGGGAGAAACAGTCGAAGGCCCGAGACTTTCTTATCCAAAAACAAGCGAACAGCAACATGGTCTGCCCATGCAGCCCCTCCCGAGACAAGGTGGGTGATAGGATAATTGCTCTCGTTAATCTGCTCAAGCAGACCTGAGGCAACTAAACACATTGCCTCGAAGTGCTTGCGAGATAGACGCTTGGCATCATCCTTACGTCCCGCTGTGCCGATAATCGCCAAAGTTATTTCAGGCATAACAAATGTTTATTAAGTATTTTTCCAATAGCACCAAACTTGGTGTAGGGAATCCTAATAAGTTTTATATTGTTTGATAACGCAAATGTAGTTTTTATTCTGTCTTTTCTACGTATATCGTAATATTCTCTCGGTGTTGTCGTGTGTATTCCACCTACCAAATGATAACTTCCAAAGTGTTGCTCTCCATCATACTCTATCAAAACATTTTCTTTCGGTAAATAGAAATCAAACTTAAGAGGAAAGTTGGTTGATGGATTTCGGCACTCCCGAAACATTTTTTGATTCTCAAAGACAAACTTGTTTTCGTTTAACCACTTTGATATTTCAATCTCTCCCTTTGAGTTTTTACATTTCGGGCATCCATTTCCACATAGATGCATTGACGGCGTTTGTAAAAACTTACCGTGCCTACGGCAGAGTATTGTGACCTTAGCATTGCTTCTCTCATAACCAGTCTGTGAATAGTCATAGAGATTGCCATGTATCTGTTTTGATTTTATGATAAAATCGCCGAGAGTTTTTCGGCAGTTTGGAGCACATCTCGGGCATCCTCTCCCCGACAAATGCATTGAAGGCGATTGAAGGAAACTTCCGTGATGCTTGCATATGATTCTTACCTTCTTGGAGCAAGAAATATATTTTACCATTGCATATGAATATTCTCTGCCATGAACTTTTATTGCGGCAGTGACAAACTCTTTGGTATTGGGTCTATAACACTTCTTACATTTTGGACACCCCTGCCCATTTAAGTGGGCATTTGGAGATTGAGCAAAATCGCCATGTGTCGGGCAAATGATTATAGTTTTCTCCTTGCTTTTGACGTAGGAAGATTTAGAATAGTTATACAAATCTCCATGAATCCGATGTGCTCGGATTACAAACTCATTGGTATTTAATCGTTTCATTGCTTGGATATAAATATAATCCAAACAACTGAAAGTGATATTTATATGTTAGAATGAAATCAACGAGACGCCATTGCGGGCGAGGCGGGTCCGTAGGAAGGACTTGAACTGTCCGTCCACCTTGGACAGCGGGGTAACGAGTTCGTATCCCTTCACGTAACGAGCATCAGCCTCGACTACCCGAAGATAGCGGACCTTCATTTCGCCAGTGGTGGAATCGGGATATTCAAACTCCACGATGGGAGACTTCTCCACGGGAGTTGCGGTTGCAGTTGGTACAGTAGGTGTAGATGGTGTTGTCATAATTACACGTATTCTATCAGACAGCCATTGTGATGTCAAGCAGATTTCCGCACAAAGGTAGGAATCGGCTCCAGCTTGTGACGGCTCGCCATGTGGCGCTTCATATAGATATTCAGCACTTCTTGCTGGCGGGCAGTCAGTAGGGGAGTGTTACTGTTCGTGGGCACAGGGCAGGGCCAACCGTTGTTTCTCTCAAGGAATGTCATGACCCATTCCAGTTCGTCGTAGGATGCCCCAATGGCCCCCTCGTCAGTTCGGGCATCAGCCCACAGTCCGTCAGTAGGCACAGCCTCGGATAGCTCAGGCAACACGCCCAAGTCACGGCACATCTGGCGCACTTCGCTCTTGAGAAGGTCGGCGATAGGGCTAAGGTCCACACCACCGTCACCGTACTTAGTGAAGAAACCTATGCCGAAGTCCTCGACCTTGTTTCCAGTCCCCACCACTATCCCGCCGATAGGCGTAGCAATCTGATAAAGGGCAATCATGCGGAGGCGGCTTTTGGTGTTGGCGTATGCCAAGGCATCCGCAAGTTCATACTTCGTGTTGTCGTAAAATGCTTCAAAAGTAGTGGTCAAGTCAATGTGCTGGCGACGAACATTCGGGTATCTCTTTTGAAGCCATTCGATATGCTTTTCTCCCCGTGAAGTCTCGGCGGATTTGCTTTGGCAAGGCAGAACGGCGCAGTACGTCGGCAGTCCCGTCATGGCACAGAGGGTTGATACGAGGGCGCTATCTACGCCACCTGATACGCCAAGCACGAAGGCTTTACGGTCGTTCTTAACAGCATAGTCTTTCAACCATGCGACAATATCGTTTGCTAGTTCTTTCATTTTACTTTCCTTTCTTGGACTCAGCACACCGAGGGGTTAATTGTTGTTTCGGCGGCAAATTCAAATTCTTAGTCCGCTTGGTCACGCCAAACAGCTTCATGGTCGCTTCCATATCGGTATTGGCTTCGACTTCTGTGTCAAAGTCTTTCGTACTCTTAATCATGGCATTGGCGAAGATGCCCTCAGTGAACCACACGGGGCAGTTCCAATCCCACTTGTTATCAAGCCGATGGGCGAAACACTTGCGATAGCCGACAATCTTCGGGGCTTTCTTCTTCCGTATATTTACCCATCCACCAAAGACCTTGGGGCAATAGTAACTCGTTGGAGTAGCCATCTTATGCGTCATTTTACAATGACGACAATGAATAGTTTTAATTGTTTGTAAAGGTTTCATACTATTCCCAATTCACGTTTAGCTAACTCAATGGCTTCCGAATTGCCTGTGTGCTTACCGAGGTCATCTGACAATTTTATTACGTTTATTTCTCCATGCCCAAAGTTAGCAGTGACTAACTTGATGACCATGTTTAGAGGTTTGCACCCCACGTCGTTACTGAAATGAGTACCAATACCTCCGCAGGGTTGGGCAAATTGACGGAAATATCGGTCAATAGCAACATATTTGTCAGTATCCAGTGCATTGCTGAATACAAACCGTTTGTTAGATGACGCAATCCCAAGTTTCTTGTAGTGAGCCAGCATATCATTGCCCCACTTATACTCATCCCCGCTATCTTGACGGGCACCATCAAATAGTCGGGCTTCATAACTACCAAAGTCACGGAGGAATGCATCCGTTGTGAATGTGTCAGTAAGAGCTACCCCAACATTGCCCTCATAGTGTTTGCTCCAATGCTTCATCCACATTTTGTTTGCCATGCGAACGCCATACAAAGCAGAGATACCCATCGGACCCTGATGTGAATAAGTGCCATGCGAAATAATACCATACTTCATGGCAAGAAACATATTGCTTGTTCCAAGAAATCCCTTATAGTCCTTCATCATCTCAACTAATTTATCTTGGACTTCAAGTGAGAACCTACGCCGAGTCCCGAAGTCAATCCAGTGGCAACCCGTTTGACTCAACTTAGAAGCTTTCTCATAGATACGAGTTTTCCATTGGGAGTCTGTAGTCTGTCCCGTCAGGCGGAAATACAATTCCGAGATAACAGCCATCAAACATACTTCCCAGAAGATAGTACGATACCAATATCCGCTAATGTGGATTTTTAGAATGCCACCTTCTTGTGTAATAGTAACTTCGTGGGGGTCAAGTTGGTATGAAGAGAGCCATTCAATGTAGGTGCGCCGGAGAAATGGAATAGTGTGAAGCCACGCTTGTTCTTCCGCCGTAAGCCGAAGTTTGCTCAGATGAACAAGTTGTTCTCGCAATGCATCGGCAAACCCCACGGGGAAATCTGTCTTTCCTCGGTTGAAGAAATCAAATGCTACAACCGCTTCGGGGAAATCGTGGAATACCAATTGCCCCACCGTCAGCGTATAGAGGTCGTTATCCAGAATACTCGTTATAATCGGCAATTCAATTTTCATTGTAACCATTATACCCCACAATTATAAAATGTCAAGGGGCGTTTTTTGGAGTATAAACCATATCAGAAACGAGCGTTTTGTCACTATTCCATATTACAACTCGCATAATATAACCCGAAGAAAGAGACCCCGCAATTTTAGCTATATTCATATCCAATTTGCTTTTCCACGTCCATGTTGATTTGGTTTCTACTATTGTATTAGTACTTGGTATGTAGCAGTCGGGTAAATATCTACTGAATGAGCCAGACCAATTGTAATTTATTACCGGACGTTGAGTTCCTTTGATGACAATATCGGTCGGGGAAACAGAAGCAGATAGTAAATAATCCAGAGTCCAAGGCTCATATCCTTGGACCCACTCGGTTCTTCCATCGGGGAATGTATATGGTTTTCGTTTGTATTGGTTATTACCATTTTGTCGCAGCAGTCCATCATTATTCTTGCGTTTAGTTTCTGATATTTTTCTTCGTTTTTCGGGAGGACAAGGTATTTGATGTTTTCCTTTTCCCGTCGCACTTAGTTTGGCTCGGGTAGTGCTTGATGGAGATTTTCCAAATGACGGATTATTAGTACCGTTCTTAGCACAACTATTACATTTTGTTTGCTGTCGTAATTTGTTGATGCAGGCGGAATAAGACCAATAGGTCTGAGGGTTAGAACAGACGGGGCATTTTTTACACCATCTACCATCGGAGGATTGCCATATCAGTCCATTTAGGACCAATTCATTCTTTATACTTTTCATACTATCTGTGCCTTATAGGATGACGAACAATACTCTATACCATTGAACTATTAGTTGGCACAGATAGCTGGTATGTGGTGAGTATTGTTCGCCGAAATCCAATGTTATCTGTGCCAAGAATAAATATCATTGGGGCAACAAAAACAACCAACTATTTGTCAAATGGAAAGTTGCAATCGGTCAGCCAATCGCTTTGATAATGGGTCGTTCAAGGGCTTTCCCTTGTCCCTGTACCATCGGTTATTGCGAAACCACGGTTTGAAGTCCTTGCGGGTCAACCGTCTCCCGAGGCGCTTCTCGAAGCACCCGATACAAATAATGTCATTCCGCTTCTTGGATGGCATCACCGTAAGCCATAGCCCATCCCGCACATAGAAGTCCTCGCCTTTACGCCAAGGATGACAGCGGCAATCTGTACATCTGAGTTGCCGATGCACCCATGCCATTACTTTACGATGAACGGGTCCGTGTTTCATAATGTTATGCCCACTCCTTACTCCAGTCCCATAAAGTAGAAGGGTCATACATAACAGCGGTCTCAAACCCCGAAGAGACTTCACCATTTTCTACTAACATAGACATATTAGGTTTCATATTCTCATCCCAGTAAAACCCTACATCTGCCCACCCCAAATGGTCTCGGTCAAGGGCATCCGCATTGATAATGTTGTGGTCCACGATTGCCCTCAACTCTTTGGAAGTAGAATCCTTGAGAAGTTTATTTCGGCAAGCCTCGGCATTCTTGGAGTCCAGTTCCACTCCATAGATGGTAGAGAGGGCTTGCTTGTGTGTTATCCCATTCTGCATTTTTCTTTCCATCACCGCAAACAGAAATTGTCCATCACCGCACGAGTTATCAAGGAAGGTTTTGGAGGGGTCTGTGAATACTTCGGATGGCAACTTGTTTAACATTTCCCGTACCAACTTGGGCGGGGTAAAAACCTCACCCCTCTGCTTGATTGCTTCTTTGGTATGATGGAACCCATTCTTCATACAAAATGCTTCCAGAAGTCTTTTCGGAAAGTTTCCATAATATCCCTATCCAATTCAGTTGATGCCATTCCGAATGCTCTCGCCATTTTCTGAAACTTTTCGGAATAAAGTGCTTTCTGAATTAGAGGCAGAGTCTTCGGGTCATCCACAATACCCTTGCACCACTGGGTCATTCCATATTCTCCCTTGGCATCCACAATAAATCCTACACTCTTAACCACGCCGCTCGGGAAGATAACTTTAGGAATACCGAAGTGCCCCTTATCATTAAAAGATGCCCATCGGAACTTCG